CGGATAGGCCCGGTTCCACTCGTCCAGCGCCTTCTGCTGGCTGGCGGTAAGGGTCTCCGCTCCGGAGCCGCCGCCGGTCCCGGTGGCCCGCTCCTTCTTGCTCTCGGCTTTCTGTACGGCCGCCTGAGCCGCGTTCCCGGCGATCTCCAGATAGTCCTCGTAGAGATCCCCCAGTGGCTCACGCCCGTACCGGGAGCCGCAGAAGCGCCGGAACGCCTTGTTGTCGTCCAGCTTCCCCAGATCCACGTCCGGGAACCGCTCGGCGAAGTCCTTCACGTCCTCCGCGATCCACTTCTGGACCCGTGCGGCCTCCTCGTCGGCCTTTTTCTTTTCCGCTGCTTCCCGGCGGGACTGGGAAACGAACTCGCGGTTCGCTTCTTCCTCCTCCACCTCGGCCTCGGGCCGTCCCTCCCGTTTCGCCTTCTCGGCGATCCGCTGTTTCCGGACGGACTTGGAAAAGCTCTCCAGGCCGTCGATGTCCCCGATGATCTCCCCGGTGGCGGGGTCGCGCATCCCGCTCCCGGCGATCCTCCGGTTCATCTCCCGCACGGCGCGCTGGTACCCGGCTTCCTCCCCGGAACGCCGGGCCGCCTGATACCGGCGGTTGTCCTCGTGGCTCTGCTGGCTCCGGCCGGCGTCGCCGGAACTCTTTTCGCCCTCGGAGCCCTGCTCCGCAGCTTCGCCACTCTCCTGAGGAGTTACGACCTCCTCCGTCTGTTCCATCGTCAGACTTTCGTTTTCCATGGATCGATATTCCTTTCTGCGACTGTGCTGCCGTCGCCGCGATTTCCCGCTCCTCTGTCATCCCGAATCCAGTCCGGAGACTGGTGAGGGATCTTTTTCTCTGCGGGTGCTCATTTGGTCCTGCCTACACCCTATAACGCCGTTGTTGACCGTGCTCTGCATCTTTTTTGTTGAACTTTCACGAAATTCTGTAACCGTTGGAAATACAGGCGCTTCCGGGCATGAAAAAACCGGGAAGAAGCGCTTTCCCGCTCCTTCCCGGAAAAATTCCGTCAAATTGCCGATGCCTAATACCGTCTCCGTCCTCTCCTCTGCTGCCGCTCCAGCTTGTCGATCAGCTTTTCCCTCGGCGGCTCCGTCTTCTCCGTCACCGTCATGCTCTGCTGGTGCCGGATGGCGTAGGTGATCGCCGCCGCCATCACCAGGTCGTCGTGCTTCCCCGCCAGGGCCTCCGGCCGGTGGTCCTCGTTGTAGCAGAAGGTCAGCATCTCCCCCAGCAGATCACTGTCCCGGAACCACCTCGGGTGATTGCTGAACACCTCCACCAGGTTGGCGATGGCCCGGGGCCGGGTCTGCCGGTCCGTCCGGAAGCCGTAGCTCTTCTTCACCTGCCTCGTGTATGTGTCCTCCCGCTCCCTGGCGTACTGGTTGGGGTAGCCCAGCTCCTGGAGCTTCATCACCGGGTAGGTGGAGAAGTTGGTCTCGATCCCCACCAGGGCGGCGTTGTAGAACATCCCCAGGGCGTACACCTGCCGCACGTACTCCGGCTCGCTGTACTGCCGCCGCAGAGACGCCACCTGCTCCCCGGTGCTGTTGTCGATGACGTGGGCGGTGAACCAGTCGGAGCCCTCCCCGGCGGTATCGCCCCCCAGCACGTAGGGGTGCCCCTCCTCCGGCTCCTTCCAGATCCGCACCGCCCCCGTCTCGCTCTCGTCGAATTTCCATGTGTAGGGGCCGGCGTCCCCGACGGCCCGCTCCGCGCCCTCTTCCCACACGAAGTCCCCCCGTCTCACCGGCTCCGGCGCCATCTCCCGCTGCAGGATCACCTGCTCGTTGTCGAACACCCCCGTGCCCGAATGGAGGAACGCCTCGTCGGGGTTGGCCGGGTACTCCTGCCGGAACATGTCGACGTCCCCGCCGCAGTTGTTGGCGATGCACCACCGCCGCCAGGTCATCTGTGCCGCCGTGAGGGCGTAGCGGTCCATCAGCTCCCGCTCCTCCGGATCCCACTCCGTCCCGGGGACCGGCTCCATGGCGTACTCCGGGTTCTCGAACCAGGCGAAGAACACCGCCTCGAAGTCGTTCTCCCCGGCTACGGCGGCGTCCCACCGCTCCTTGAAGTCCTCGTAGCCGTTGGCGGTGCTCTCGATCACCACCATGGTCCCCGGCATGGCCGGCACGGCCTGCAGGATCCCCGTCAGCGTGGCGGCCTTCCCGTCCGGTCCCTCCGGCCAGAAGGCGTACTCCGACAGATGCACGCACTGCAGGGTATCAGAACGCCCGATACCCTTCCCCCCTGCCGTGGCGCACCGCAGCCGGGACCGCAGCCCCGGCCGCTCCGCCTTCTCCTTCGCGCTCCGGGTGGGGTTCTCGAAGATCAGCTCCTGGGCGTTGCTGGCCTTCAGCATGGGCCGGATGGGCCCGGGCAGCTCGTCGTAGAAAAGCTTGGACATGCGGAACAGGTTGGCGGTGGCGTCCTCCCGGTGGGTGACGATCAGGGCGTTGGTGTTCTTTCGGGTGGCGCAGGCGTGGAAGATCAGGCCCTCGGTCAGCGTGGAGAAGCCCAGCTGCCGGGCCTTCAGGATGATGATCCGCACGGGCTTTCCCGCGTCCTGCTGCCGCTTGGCCACGGCGTACAGCTTCTCCTGGGCCGGATTCATTCGGAACGGGATCACCGCCCCGCTCTTGGTCCGGATCTTCAGACACCCTTCGATGTATTCACGTGCAACAAGCGGATTCATATCTCTCCTCCCTTCAAAGCCTTCCCCTCCGAGGGGAAGGTGCCTCATCGCCGCAGGCGGGAGGCGGATGAGGTGTCCTCACAGCCCGCTCCCCTTCTCCTGCTCCGCCAGCCAGTCCTCGAAGCTCTGCCTCTGCTCCTTCGTCTCCTCCTGGCCCTGGGCATACCCCAGCTGCACATACAGCTCATGGAGCGCCTTGATGGCTCCCTGGGCGTTGAACTCCCAGAAGCCGCTCTCCACCTTCTCCCGCTTCACGTCGTCCCAGACCAGCACCGGCGTGGCCTGCATGCACCGGTCCGCGATCTCCACCATCCGCCGTCCGATCCACGCCTTGGAGATCCCCATCTCGTCGAACAGTTTCTGCTCCAGCTCCCGGCGGTACGCCTGCACCTCCGGCATGGCCAGCAGCTTGCTCCCCTGGCTCCGGGCGCTCTTGGCGGCATACCCGGCGGAGATCGCCGCTTGGGTTGCGTTCCCGGTCTTCAGATAGTTTTCCACAAAGCTCTTTTGCCTCGGCGTCAGCGCCACGGCCCTCACCTCCGCACTAATAGTCTAATGACCCCGCACGCAGAGAGACGCGCGAGGCGGATGTTTCCTTTTGTTTCCCTCACCGGATCGGCACCTGCTCATAGAACCGGCACCGCAGGGCGTACAGTCTCCGGGCCGAGATCCCAGTCCGGGCGGCCACGCTCTCCGGCGATTTCTGCCGCACCAGCACGTCGAACAGGGCCCGCTCCTCAAGGCTGTCCCCGGACACGCTGCTGATAAGCACTCGCAGCTCCGCCCGCCGGTCCAGCGTAAGGCTGCCCCAGGCCCCCATGAGGGCCCAGATATACCGCTGTTCCCTGGCTGGACGGCGGCATCCCTTCATGGCCTTGAACTTCATTCCCGTCGCCTCACTTTCACATACCGCACATAGGCGGAATACATCCCCGTCTCCTCGTCCCGGTACTCTTCCCGCTCTTTCAGGCTCACGTCCCTGGGCACCCGGATCCGTTCCTTTTCCTCCACCGGCACCGGCTCGGTGATGATGGGCTTCCGCAGCCCTTTGCTGGTGCTCCACCGCTTTTTCCCGTCCGCCGGGCCGGCGTTGGTCACCATGTACCTGGCGATCCCCGTATAATCCCCCCGTCCGTCCAGCCGGCGGTACGTCACGTCCTCGGCGGGCCACAGCGCCGTGATCACCTCATAGGCCAGGGCGTCCATCACGATATGCAGGTGCATCCGCCTGGAGATCTCCCCGGTCTTTCCGTCCCGGTCGGAGACGGCCACCACATACCGGAGCGCCTTCCCCGTGGCCTTCCGGTAGGCGTCCCGGCATTTCCGCAGGAACTTCTCCAGGTCCTTTTTCGCGTCTTCTCTGGATCCCGGCAGGGAGCTCTCCGGATACGTGAGGGTGATCCACATGTCCCCCTGCCGGAAATTGCAGTTGAGGATCCGCGCCAGGTTCTTCACGGCCTCCCTCTCATTGGCCAGGATCTTCCGGAGAGAGGTTTTCCCCTTTACTCTGGTACCCCGGCGGACCTTCTGCCCCGGTTCCCTCCAGGGCATCATGGTCCTCCGGATCTCTTCCGTCCTCCCGGAAATGATCTTGTACTCCATAAGACGACGCACTTCCTTTCCCCCCTGTCGGAACGATAGACGCTAATGGGCCCCGTCATAAATTCGCACGCGCCCGCGCGTTATATAATAGGTCGGCACCCTGCAGGGGCGGATATCATCCGCCCGTTCTTCAAAGCCTCAGATCCGGACGGATCCACCTCCGCCCCCATCTCAAACTTTGAGCGATACCTTCGCCCGACCGGGTCACCCCGGCCGGGCTTTTTTCGTTTTCTTGTAGGGGCGGGGCTTGCCCCTCCCGGCGCCCCCTCCGGGGGAGCTGTCCGCCTCGGCGGACGGAGGGGGGCTTACCCCTCCATCAGTGCATACATCTCCTCCATCTGCTCATTGAGCCGCACGGCGCACAGCTGCAGGGCGTTCTGAATGTCCGAGAGCAGCTCCATCTTCCCCTCGATCACAGCCCGGCAGTTCTCCGCGCTCTCCCGGTCGTCGTGATAGGACAGCACGAAGAAGTGCCCCCGCAGCGGAGAAAGGAGGATCGGCTTTCCCAGGGAGGTCCTGGCCAGCGCCGACGGCGTCTTTTTCCGGCCCTCCGCGAAGTAGACCATGCGCCCGGTCTCCTTCACGATGGGGAACAGCGTGAGCGCCACAGGTTTCTTCTGTGTCAGGTTGATCTCCACCTTCACCAGCTTCAAGGCGTCTCCTCCTCCCCCAGCTTTTCCCTCAGCTTCCGGTTCTCCTCTTCCATCCACCGGTTTTCCTCCTCCAGCCGCCGGACGTCCGCCCGAAGCCGTTCTAGCTCCTTCACCGGCGGGCACTCGCTCACCGGCTCCGTGGCCCACATGCATTTAAAAACCATCAGCAGAGGATCCTTATTGCTTCTTCGGCGGTTTCCTTGCAGAAATTGGAATCCATCCACTTGAAGATGTTCTCCTTCGCCTTCTGCCTCCACATGCCGCCGTCCGCCTCAAATAACCCGATCATGCCGTCCTTATCCACTCGGACCAGGAACTCGCTCTCCGGCTGCTCCACTTCAAAAAACGTCCGGTACGGCCGCAGCGGCACGATGGGCCGGACCGTTTCGGTGTCCTTCAAGGCGATCCCCTGTCGCACAGTCACCTGCTGGGTAATCCCGTTGTCCTCGCTGGTGGATCTCTCGTTGATATCCATCTTGGACAGCAGCTCCAGAAGGTACCGGCTTCCCTCGTTCTCTACAAAACGGCTCCGCAGCTCGATCACGAACTCCTCATAGCTCCGGTACCCGTTTTTAAATCCGGGAACGTCCGCTTCCGTGCTGTACCAGATATCCCGGTCCAGATCCTCATCAAGGGCGCTGAACACCCGGACGTTTTTCGGATCCACGATTTCAATGAACAGAGGACGCTTTTCCCAGCAGAGGTTACTCGCCTCGCGCCGGACCATCTCTGCCAGTCCCTGGAGCCCGGATACCTTGATCTCCCGCAGCCGGTGTTTCTCCTCCGCCACAGGCACCATTGTCCTGTCGCTGAAAAAGGTATGGTCCACCTTCTGGATGGTGGGTTTGCTGATCTCAATGATCTTGCTGATAGCTTCCGCAATCATGGTTTTTCTCCTTTCAAATTCAGGCTTCCGCCAGTTTCAGGATCTTCCGGCTCGGCGCTTCGCCGCCGGCGATGGCCAGCTGCCCGGGGATCTGCGGCGTCATCTCCGACACCCGCAGCTCTCCGGTCTTTGGATCGGTTCCCAGATACAGCGCCGTTTTCACGGGGTTGGTCTGTACCAGCGAGCTTTTTGCCGTTGCCGATACCGCCAGCACCTTCCGGTCGTCGTCCGGAACGATTGTCAGCTCCACCACCACCTTCCTCTTGCCCGTGGCCTGCGTGTTCCGGTCCAGGATGTTCTGGATCACCCGGTCCATCTCGTAGTTCACCCGTTCCTCGATAGCGCCCATGGCCATTTCAAGGATGGATGCGCGGTTCAGATCTTCCATGGTCATTCTCACTCCTTTCGATTATTCTTGTAGGGGCCGGCGCCCCCGACGGTCCGTTTTCTCATAAACACCGCCACGCAGCACAGCGCGGTGAAAACCAGCAGATACGTCCCCATCACCGGACCCTCACTTTCTTCAGGATCTTCAGCCGGAAATACAGCACCTCCGGCTCCGCGCCCCACTCCGGCCGTCCCTGGCCGATGGAGATCCGCACCGTGGCCCGGATGGCGGGCCGGGCGTTTCCGTACCCGTTGACGAAAAGGACCTCCCCCGCCGCCTTCGGCATCCCGTTTTCAAAGGTCAGCCCCGCCGTGGAGAACCGTTTCCGCCAGTACGGCTTGATCTCCCGGTATTCCTCGTTCTTTCCGCCGGTCCAGATCATATCGAACCACTTCTTTTTTACTGGCAGCGTCAGCATTTTCTTCCCTCCTCACATCACTATATCGAAGAGCGTGGGGATCTCCTCCCGCTCCTCTTCCGCCTTCAGATAGTTCACCGCGTCCTGCCAGTATTCGCCGTTCAGTTCGCTCATCCATCCCCGCCGGCCCTTTTTCAGCGCCCGGAGGGGCACGGTGCCGATCCCTCCGAAGGGATCCCCCACCCGCTCCCCGGGGTTGGTGTACCTCTCGATCAGTCGGTCCACGATATCGAACTGCAAAGGACAGACGTGCATCTGCAGATCCCGGCGGCGCTGCTCGCCGTTGAGCGTCCGCATCCGGTTCACATCGTCCCACACGTCCGGCGCCCAGGATCCCGGCGCCGTCACCATGAAGGTGGCCGGCAGGTGCCCGTCGTCGTCCAGCTTCCGGGCCAGGGCCACATGCTCCGCGTAGTCATAGACCGTCTCCCGGGAGTAGTCCCGGTACGCCTTCTGCATCCGGTCCACGGGCATGTTCTCCAGCTCCTTCCGGGTCAGCAGCCGGTCCCCGCTGGATCTCCAAAAGCCGTGCGCGTCCAGCTGCCACCGGGCCCGGGTGTATTCCTTTTTGCTCTTCTCCACCGGCACGTCCGCGTAGGCGGTGGAGGTGTCGGTGGGCAGCTTCCGGAACAAAAGCACATACTCGGGGCAGCCCACGCCCATCTTGGTCCCGTCCTTGCACTGCTCGGTCCAGCCCAGCCGGTAGGTCTGGTTGTTCTCCCGGACCACATCCGTGACCACGGTGATCATCCCGAAATATTGAAATCCGTGCTTAATATAGTGCTCAATGCACAGGGCGTGGAAGGGCTCCATGGTGGGCATCCCGGTCCCGGTGGCGTTCCCGAAGAGCACCCGGTCCTTCACGTGACAGGCGAACACCCGCCCCGGCTTCAGCACCCGCAGCAGCTCCGGGGATAGATAATCCATCTGCTCCATGAACTTCCCGGTGTCCTCGTTGTGGCCGAAGTCGTTGTAGCTGGGGGTGTACTCGTAGTGGTTGGAAAATGGGATGGACGTCAGCCACATGTCCATGCTGTTGTCCGGCAGGGACCGGATCTCCTCCACGCAGTCGTTGTGCACCGCCGTCCAGTTCTCGCCCCAGGCGGCCTTCCGCTCCACGCCGATGGTCCGCGTCAGCTGCTCGATGGCGTCCCGGTTGTGGAGCCCGTATTCCTTCACGATGGCCTTCATGTTCTCCATCTGTTCGTTGTGGAGCTTCCACTTTTCCATGAGCGCCCGGTAGATGGGCTCCTCCGCCTCGGTGTAGATGATGTCGATGATCACCTGCTCCGTCTGCAGGAAACGGTAGATCCGGTGCACCGCCTGTATGAAATCGTGGAATTCGTAGTCGATCCCTACGAAGATGGCCCGGTGACAATACCGCTGGAAGTTGCACCCGCACCCGGACAGGCTTTTCTTGGTGGCGAACAGCCGGGTCCGTCCCTCGGAGAAGTCGATCACCCGCCGCTCCCGCTCGTCGTAGTCCATGGCGCCGTAGATATCTACCGCCTCCGGCAGGATCCTCTTCAGCTCGTGGCGCTCCTCCTCCCGGTCGTGCCACAGGATGAAATGGGCCTCCGGATCGCTCTCCACGATCTCCTTGGCCTTGGCGCAACGGGCCGCCACCGTGGAGCTCTTTTCCCGGGACGCCTCCTGGAGACTCTGGGCCGCGTCGTTCATGAGCTTGAACTGCCCGTCCTTGTCGTGGGCCTGGCCGTAGCCGGTGGAAATGCAGTGTGTCCGCACTTCCATGGGCGGCAGGGCGTATCCGGTGTCGTCATATCCCAGATCCGACGGCGCGGAGAGGAACAGCGCCCAGGTGGAGTCCCACAGCCAGAACTCCTTTTCCTTGTGGGGGTACAGCGTCAGATTGTTGGCCTTGGTGCTGTCCCGCTGGAAAAACCGGGTGAGGGCCTGTCCCGTGTCCATGACCTCCAGAAACCCGGCGTAGTGGATCAGCTCCTTCAACCGGTTCGGCGCCGGCGTGGCCGTGGCCACCAGCTTGTATTTCACGCCCCGGAACAGGGGCAGGAACGTCTGATAGGTCTTGCTTCCGAAGGACCGGAGCACCGCCGCCTCGTCCAGACATACCGCCCGGAATTTCGTCGGGTCGATATCCCCGTCCCGGACCCGCTCATAGTTGGTCAGCAGGATCCCCTCCGGCTGCGCCTCCGCCTCCGCGTCGGTCCGGACGTAGACCGGCTCCGGCATGCCCAGCAGCTCCGCAGCGTCCCGTTTGAACTCCTGCCGGACGCCCAGGGGGAGGACGATCAGCGCCTTCCCCCCTTCCCGCTTCAGGATCTGCCGGCACCATTCCAGCTCCTGCACCGTCTTTCCCAGGCCGAAGGCTTCAAAGAGGGCCCGGCGCCCTCCGTGGAGCGCCCAGGCCACCGCGTCCCTCTGGTGGGGCTTCAGGGCCGGATGGAGCGCCGCCGGATCCACGTCGAACCCGCTCACCGGCGCCCTCTGTATTTTCCCTCTTAGAAAATCTATGTACTCCATCAAAAGCCCTCCATGGCGATCTGTCCTGTGCAGCCGGTGTCCCACTGGTTTTCCCAGCCCACGCCGATCCAGTCCAGCACCCGGCCCCAGCCGTATTTCTCTCCGGTCTCCGGATCCGTGCAGCATCGGTACATCCAGAACTCCCACTCCTTCGGGTTCTGTTCCCGGAGAAGGTCAAAGTGATGGGGTCTCCCGTCCAGATGGATCCCGAAGCCGCACATGCTGCATCCGGTCCTCTGCGCCTTGGTGGTCCTCAGCGTTCCGTCCGGTTCCCGAAGAATCATCCCGTAGATCTCCGGCACGTGGACGCCCAGATCCAGCGCCAGCTGCAAAATGTCCTGTCGGTAGAAGTAGTTGAAGGGGCAGCTTCTGGCCGTGCTCTCCCCGATGTAGTTGCATCCGTGGAGCCGGAGCGAATATTGCCGTCGGCCTCCCTCGCTCTGCATCAACCCCAGGAACGGCCATATGTTGTGTTCCTCCTGGTACTGCTGCGCCGGCAGTTCCTTCATCCAGTAGCAGCATTGATCCGAGACTTTGAACGGCGCGATCTTGCAGTTGAGATCCGGCCGCATATCTCTGTAGAGGCCGCCGAACAGCTCCACCCACTTGTCCGGTAGTTTGAATTTCTCGTTGTGTTCAAACTTCCCCCAGGCGCCCATGTCCCCGGTCATAAAGGCCCGGACGATGGGTGACGTGTCCCCCGGCGTCTGCAGCCGGGAGATCTTCGCCGCCGCCAGCTTGGACACCACCGGAAACCCGTACTCCTGCAGGACCTGGACCTTGCTTTTCAGCGGTTTGATGGGGATCACGCCCATCTCCTTGTGCACCGCCTGGATGCTCCTGTCCTCCAGCACGGAGACAGACACCCCCTGGACGTCTTCTTCCAGGACCTTCCGGCAAAAGGCCAGCAGCGTGATGCTGTCCAGTCCGCCCACGCTCACGGCGTAGGTTTTTCCCCGCTCCAGGCAGGCCATCTGCCAGTCCCGGACGATGTCAGCCGCCCAGGCTACCTTTTCCTCGTAGGATCGGCTGAGAAGAAACTCATTCCGGGCGATCCGCTCCTCTTTTTCCTCCGGGGTCTCCTTGTGCTGCCCTTCCTTCCAGACCTTGACCACTACACCGCCACCACCCTTTCCAGCTCGGCCATGGTGGTGATGGTGTAATTGCACCACTCCGGAAGGTTGGCCTGAACAACGGCTTTCGCCATCGGCGGACAAACCGCGTTCCCGCACCGGGCCACCTGCTGTGTTTTTGGATAGGGCTCCCCGGTATAGTCCCGGTCGATGATGTAGTCCGGCGGAAAGCCCATGGCCGCGTAGAGCTCCCGGGGCGTCAGCATCCGCATGGTGATGTCCGATATGTACCAGAGCGCCCCGCCGATGGGCAGCAGCAGGATCTCATCCTCCGCCAGCGCGTACCCGCAATGCCTGTTCAGCAGGGCCCGCACCTCCGGCCAGCGCCCCACATCCGTCCCCGGGACGTATTTCCGGATCACGGTCCCGGCCACGGCGAACTCCCCGCCCCCGGCCGTGATGGTCCGGAGAGGATCCACCGCTCTCTGTCCCACGTTCTGCCCCTTGAACTCCACCACATGAGCGGCGGCGATGGCGTTGTGGTCTACGGCCGTCACCGTTGGCAGCGGATCCCTGGCCTCCGCGCCGGTCACCCCGCCGAAGTATTTCTGGATATGGGCCGCGTACAGTCCGTGCCTCGGCTCAACGGTGACGGTGGTCAATGGATCCTCCGGGGAATTGCCCGGCATCTTGTACCCGCCGGCGAAATACTTGTCCAGGTGGACCCCCAGCAGCGCCTCCCGGTCGTGGGCCGTCACGGTGTGCATGGGCTCCCGGATCTCCAGGGGATTTCCGTTCCCGTAGTATTCCGTCAGCTGCGCGGAGATCAGCCCGTGCCGGTTGGAGGCGTCTATGGTCTGGATCGGCTCTGTAGGGGACGCCGCCCTTGGCGTCCCGCCGTCCGCCTTCTCCGTGTGGTACTGGATCAGATTGGCAGCGGCCATACCGAAAGCATGGTGTGAAGATATGGTCGGAATTGGATCCTCCGGCTCCTGTACCCGGTCCCCGCCGGCGTGGTTGCACTGCACCAGGTTCGCGCTGATCAGCATCTGGTTCCCTGCCGTGGTCACGGTGTGGACCGGCTCATCCGCCGGCGCTCCCACGCTGTTGGTGGTGTTCGTCACCGTCACAGGTGAAAGCATGGGCTCTACCAGGTTCATCTTCCCCCGGCTCACCACCGTCGGCACCGGCTGGCGGATGTCGTGCACCCGGGGAGCCTGTCCGTCCCGCTCCCCGTACCCGGTGGGGATCAGGAACGGATCCCCGCTCCGGATGGTGAACTTGTCCACGCCCCGGATGGCCCGGCGCAGGGTGTTCTCGGCCAGGGGCCGCACCACGTTGACGCCGTATTTCTCTTTGATCTCCTCTTTCGTGGCGAAGATGGAGTACATCGGCAGCGTCCAGTCCAGAATCTCCGCCGCCGATCTCCACGGCGGCAGCTTCCCGCTCCGGACCTCCTTGCTGTCCCTGGGAGCGTGGGTCCGCTCCGGCCAGACGATGGGCCGCCCGTCGCACCGGGCCACCAGCACGAACCGCTTCCGGGTCGTCGGCGCGCCGTAGTCCGCCGCCACCAGCTCCCGGAACTCCACCGCATACCCCAGCGCCTTCAGCTGGGAAAGCCATTTTTGAAAGGTCTTTCCGGCCTTGCTCTTGATGGGCTTCCCCTTCCGCACCGGCCCCCAGGTCTGGAACTCCTCCACGTTCTCCAGGATGATCACCCGGGGCCGGACGGTCCCGGCCCACCGGAGGACGATCCACGCCAGTCCCCGGATATTCCGGTCCACCAGGGCGGAGCCTTTGGCCTTGGAGAAATGCTTGCAGTCCGGGCTGAACCAGGCCAGCCCCACCGGGCGGCCCCGGCAGACCTCCGTCGGATCCACGTCCCACACGGAAGCCTGGATGTGCTCCGTGTGGGGGTGGTTGGTCTGGTGCATCAGAATGGCCGCCGGGTCGTGGTTGATGGCGATATCCACGATCCGCCCGGTAGCCAGCTCGATCCCCGTGGAAGCTCCTCCGCCCCCGGCGAAGTTGTCCACGATGATCTCATCGAAAAAGTCAAATTGACCTGTCATGGTTTTCTCCTTGATTTCCTGAGCCCCGCGTGCTATAATCAGTACGCACACAGGGCTATAGTCATATCGTCTCATGTGCCGCCGCTGACGGACCGCCATCCGTCAGCGGTTTTTTCATCCCTCGATGAACC